AGGGGGTATACCGTCCCAGGGGATCGCCTGCCGGTCTGAACCGTTCCTGCGTCCCGCTGCACTCAATGTTGACCAGTTCTATGTCGCTATTGCCGCCCAGCAGGGAGGTCGAACCCCGGAAACACTCATCAAACTCCATCTGGTAGAGTTTGGCAATGGTGTTGTTGATGATAGAGATGCCGTCCGTGATGGTGTCTTTGATGACGGCGTTCTCCATACGGAAGTTTAGCCGACCGGCATAGGTGAAGTTGTTGTCGTTGCCGAAGACCAGCAGGGTCCATTTATGTTCCTGCTCATACCCGTGGAAATCCCCCTGGTTGGCGCAGTTGCCGTCAATCGTCAGGTTGTAGAAGGTCAAAGGCTTGCTGTCGACGGCGGACTCATACCGATAGCCGTAGTAGTCCATGGTGATCCCAACCGTGCCGAGGTTGGCTTTCCGTTTCAGGATGGTGCCGGTCTTGGACTGGCCGACCAGACTGATGTTGTGGGGGCCGATCTTAAGGTAGCCAATGATATAGGTGCCGTCCGGGATATAGATTACCCCACCGGCGGTTTTAATGGCATCGATAGCCGCTTGGAAAGCGGAGGTGTCATCCGTGACCCCGTCGCCTTTTGCCCCGTAATCGGTTTTGATGTTGATTTCGGCAGGGACATTATCATCAATAATAGTAATGGTCTTGGAGGCCCCAAACCTGGCGGCAGAGATGGTAATCACCCGATCCCGTTCAAATACTGGATTATTGACAATGGTCATGGTAATGGCTTTGGTAGTGCTCCCGGCAGGGATGGTCAGACGCACCCGAGTGGTGTTGTAGCCAGTATTGGTGATAGTAGCACCGCTGCAAGTTAGGGTGAAATGCTTCCCGACACCGTAATCCTCCTGATCGCTGTGGCCTCCTGTAAAATAAACATCTACTATTGTATCCATTGTTTTAGCAACATATAAAATTGGAGTTACCGTCAGGATATCCACAGCCGATTTATTCACACTGCCAGCTGAAATAGTTATATAGCCCAAATTTAAGTTGCCTAATGATAATTTTTTTTCAATATAATACATTATTTTCACCTGCAATTATTTTTCTTCAACCGTTCCACTTCTTTAATTGGTATCGCCATGACTTCGCCAAGTCTAAATACTCCCTGTATTTTATCTTCCCAATACCAGCGGTTGACAGTGAACCGAGAGACGCCAAGCATCTTAGCGGCTTCTGTCGTTGTTACATATCCAGGAAGAGGAGGAATGTCACGATTTGCTTTCATCTACTAAATCTTCTTCGTTATTGAACCTTCTCCAAAAGTGCTTTGGCCCCTTCTACCATGCCAGCAATTTCATTCAATCTGGCATCGGGGTTGCCGACATACTCACCGTTGCAGAAGGACTTAATTAATCTGGCTGCTTCATCGGCAATGGCCAGGGCCCTTGTAGCCTCTGTTGTATTATCAGGAACCTTCTTGGCTTCTACAAGTTGATTATAGAAACCATCCAGCAACTTTAACCAAGATTGAGCCTCTTCAACATGTTCAATGATGGCTGTAGAGGTTTCAGGCCTTACCTGCATAAAGCCTGAGCAGCCAGTAATATTCAGGCAAATCAATGTTGATATCAATATCCTTTTCATTTCTCCTCCCATTCTTTCAATATATCCATAACTTGTTCATAGGCATCTTCCTTGGTATCGGCCTGCGTAATGATTCCAGGCTTTTTCATGGATTGCCCTGTCCAGGTTTCAGATTCAGGATCAAAAGACAAGTAAACATCGTTATAAATTTCAGTGACCGTTAATTTTTTTATTGCCACTTCATCAGAATAATTATTTGCCATAAATCCTCTTTTTATTTGAACTTATCGTTGCTACCAATCTTAATAGAGCAATGATCAATGGGATATACTGCATGTTCTTTCTCCCGTATCATCTCACGGATCAGGACTTCATAACATTGATAGATCAAGCACTTGCCATTGGACAAATACTCACCACACAGTTTCTTATGACAAGTGCAGTTCATCATCACTGGACCTTCGATATCCCTGCCCTTAGAGTCCACAATCCCAGGCCCGCCAAAATACCAGTGACTTCAGCATAAATATCAGCAGTAATCCAACCTTGGCCCTTGGCAATGGTCAATAGGATCATCACTGCGCCTACAATGTATGTCTTCTTGCCACACAATAGATCATTCAAACTCATTTTAATGATTCTCCTTTGGTTTTTTATACCTTCAAAGGAATTAATATAACACTTACAGATAATTCAGCGGTTCCATCTGGAAGAAATGACGCATCAGTAACACACTGAACACCCAAAACTCCAGTTTCAGCCAATGTCCAACCCGCTGCGTATCCTATTGGTAGTTTTCCTACAGATGATTGACTGGCACTATTAATTGTGAATGTTAGTGTTCCTGGAACCCCATTATTAGTTGCTGTAATAACAGCATTTCCAGCAGTTATAGTTTGATTAAATTTGCCAACTATATATACTCCATACATTCTATTCGGCACTATATAATCAGTAATACCGGACCCTGGCCCATTCAATACTGTAGTAGCATTGGCCGCTACATTAGTTCCAGTAAAGTTATATGTAACTGTATCAAGTAAATAATGAACATCATTTGCTGTAACATTCCATACTTGAGTAGGAACCGTTGATGAATAAGCATAATTTGTGCCTAATTCAGCATCAATCACTCGATTTTGATCAGATACATATTGTATCGAATAAGCATAACCAGTAAAATTCTCAACTGTATTTCCATCTATTTTAAATCTTGTTAGATAGGAACCAATATCCGATCCACTATTGGCGCCTAAAATTCCCCATTTAGTATCATAAATTGTGTTATTTATAACTTCACAATTAGTTGCATTTACTACTCGTATTCCTGTTCCTGCCAATGCATCGCCTACAGATTTAATTATATTACCATTAATTAATATACGTGTAGGATTTTTCGCTAATAAATATGTTGCTGATCCTTCTATATTAATTCCATATTCAGAATATCCAGTGCCTAAAACAGTATTAATAATATTATTACTGACAATTATATCATTAATCCATCCAGTAACAGCAATGCCATAAACAGTTGTATAATCAGATAAACAATTATTTATGGTATTATTGCTAATTAACACATTTTTCAATACCGCTTCTGTATCAAAACTATTCACTGATATTGCCGATGCATGACAAGTTTCAAATACATTATCAACACATAATAAATTTGTGCCTCCTGCTGAAAAATAACAACCTACACGATCAATATCCTTAAACCGATTTCCCATTACTACAATATTAGAACATCCACTACTGACTAATACACCCTGGCCACCATTATTGTCAGATTTACGGGTTGTATTATGCAGTAAGTTGGATGACACAATAGAATCTGAACACCCTTCAAATTCTATGCATTTCACAGTTTTAGATAAATCACAAAAGATAACCGCCACATTGGATGAATTTTTGGCATAAATAATTAGTTCATCATCAGAAGGACCCAATGATCCACCATCATTCATGCCGATACCAATAATGTTTTCTATAGTTACATCTGTTTTTGTATCTATATAAAAGATTCCATCTTTTATATTATTCAACATTTTTAAGGTAGATCCATTACCTTTTATATCAATATAACTGTTCACGTTAATAGAATTAGAGAACGCATAGGAATTATTCAGGTTAATAATTCCTTTAGAATTATTTAAACTATTTATCGCACATTGAAAAGCAACAGTCATATCAGTTGTCCCAGGAATGGAGTTAGTAGCCCACCATTCAGGATATACTTCTTTAACTGTTCCTGCTCCAAAAACTACACCATCATAACCAGCATTACTGTCTGTAAAAACCTTTCTTAATCCGGCGTTAAAAGCGCCATTGATAACTAATGAGGCTGTATTTGCAATAATAAACGATGGAACATCGTCAAATGTCGGACCGTTCAAAGTCAAAGTCTTTCCCGCGGCAATATTAATAACTGCCTTCGGACCTCTAATAATCATTCCTGCTGGAATAGTCAAATTATCAGAAATTAAATAAGTTCCTTCAGGAAAGAAAATTTCTCCAACATTTGAAAGATATGCTTTCAGATTCTCCAATTTTGCAGAACAATCCAATGTTCCAGTATTATCACAATTATATGGCGACGCCATAACTGAAGTCCAAGGATATTTTTTGTGGTGCACTGTTACGGTTTGATATGCCATTTTTTTCTCGGCCTCTCGATTGAAAATTCTATTTGTTCAATTCTGTTTGTTCAATTCTGTTTGTTTAATTCTATTCGTCTAAATTGTTTATTTAATAAACAATTTAGACGAATAGAATTTCAACCAGTTTTTTTCAATCCCTCAGTTTCATAAACTTTAATCCCAGCGCCTCTATCCTGTGGCAACGGGTTTTTCTGTCTATACCTCATCCAAGCATCACGACATTCAGCTCTCTTGTTTTGTTGATGCCAATTAGGAAGTCTCTCAGGCGACATTCTTATTTTCCACGGCTCACCTACAGTCGCCGGTGCCGATATAACTTTCATTATATCCGCACCCTGACAGAAAGGACATTGAGCGGCTGAAGCCTCTTCTCTGGATAATTCCAGCCGCTCAAATTCCCTATTGCAATAATTGCAATGATATTCAAAAATTGGACTCATTTTGCATATCTCATACTTTCATATTATACCGCTCTCGGAAGAGAACAAGTATCAGCCGCAGGTGTTGCATGGCCAACAATCTTGATTTTATCAAAATCATCAACATCCCATTTGCCGGCAGCCCCTAACGGACCATTATATGCGTAACAATCCTTTACAACAATAATGCCCTGCGTTAAATCAGCAACCAATTTAAATACACCACTTTGAATCGTGGCATAATTAGTTGAAGTGCTGATAAATAGACAGGAATTAAAAACAACAATTTCATCCAATGAAGTTGCAGCAGCAATCTTAACTAACGGATGATTAGTCGCGTGTTCAATGCGCCTATAAATGAGGCAATTATCAAAAAACACGTTTTTAACAGTATTGGCCATTAAAATTTCACTATTAGCTGCACTTCCGGCTGAAATTGTATTTAAACCAATACGGCAATTATTGAACAACGTCTCTTCAACGCCATTTAAATAAAGAGAATAAGCTCCGGCAATATCCATTGAATCATTACCAATACCTGCAATATGGCAATTATCAAAAACATTTCTATCGCCGGTAACTTCTACACAGCCTGTTGGATGAGTATCTGCAACGCCTGCGAAAAAAGAAATATTTTGAATTAAACAACTATCAGCAGATAATGTAAAAAGATTTGCCGCTGTCGTATAAGTTGAAATAAAAGCGATTCTTGACCGCTGGCTCATTGGACATGGCGATGTTTCACCAATCAAATGCACCATGTCTTTATTCCAATCTAATGTGCTGCTTTGATAGTCAGTTGTATTAGCTGCGGTATTGGATTCTGACATTAAATGAACTACATCATTTTTCCCGGCAGTCGCCAACGCCAACGCTCTTGCCAATGTTTTTACCGCACAATCAGGACTCAGGCCATCATTATCATCACTGCCACTATACGGTTTTACATAAAAATGTGTTCCGCCGATAGGAATCGGATAATGAGGCCCCACTAACATACCCATTGACATTACACCGTGAGGAAAATTAGTCGGCATCTTATCCCTCCTCCTTACGCACCTGCGTTGCCATAGAGGCCAATAGGATTGTTAGTTTCAATAGATGACCGCCACCGAACTTTAAACTTCGCATCGCCGGTATCAAAATCACCCTCTCTGCCGAATTGAACCCCAACCCTCTCAAAGTAAATCAGGCCAGTATCCATCCGGGCATTGTCACCAATAAGATACCAAGCAGTCGTTGAGGTCAGATAAGGCCATACAACCAGCTTGATGCCAGGCCTGGCCTTGGTAACGGCATTAATATTCCGCTCTGCTGTATCAGGTTGGGCCGGATTCTGCAAAATCTGAATCGCCTTATATTCAAGAGCAGGAGGCACCAAGAGAATCATTGGAGTCTGCATAATCTTCTTGCCTCTTGAATCAACTTGGGACTCAAAGGCCAGAATAGCATTTTGCAGAGTAGAATAACTCAATGCAGATGGAGTAGCCAAGTTACTCCAAGTCACACCATCAAGCCGAACATGACTGTCATAGAAAATAGGCAGACCACCACCAGTAGTATGATAAGTCGCCACAAAGCCAGTATTGAAGATCTCAGCCACATTGATGTGTCGGGTTTCTCTTGCAGAGACGCCTAATTCTCTGGCCCCATCCTGCATCACACGGTATTGATCATCTTCAATGGCCTCTTCGGTAATCCTCATACCCAATGCATAGGTATCATGTGTCCATCTTTTGGTTGGACCCTGCAACCGAGCGTAATAGGTAATAGCATCACCCTCAGCTTTCTTCGGTGCAGTCGGAAGGCCGCCAATATAAGCACACTCTTCGTATGCGCGAGTGGATTTATCCACCTTAACCAATTCACGCCAAATCTCAGGATACCGTTTATATTCCTCAACAGCCACAGTAAATAATCCTGGGGCAATTGTTGTTGTAAAACGAGTCCTACTTTCAGTCGTCATTTAAAATACCTCCTTTATGCCATTATGCCAAAGCAGCAGTTACTGCACCTGGGCCCATCTGACCGTTAAACTGCTTCACAATGAATTTGCAGTGATTACCCGCAGCGCCATCAGTAGAGATAGCATTATAAGCGCCAGCGTCAATATCAAAATAATCCGCTAAAGGAGCCACAACCATAATCGGCCGTGTAGCGGTGTTATCTGCCGAAGATGAATCAATTTCAGCACCAGAAATGCCAGTTGTGGTATTACCAGAGCCGAAAACAATATCACAAGCACCAAACATATCTGTGATTTGCAATGAAGAGGTATCACCATCTTCCTGCATCGAATAAAAAATCATCGGATCAACTGCAACTAATGCGAAATATGTATCTGAGGCTCCTGGCGAAGCCGCCATATATTGCACAGGGACCAAACCTGTTGCAGAATAAAGGCCAGTGCCAGTCCGTTTAAAAAGCTCCAGAATTACACCAAGCCACGCTGTATTTGTTGGACCCCTTTCAATGGTCCCGCCAGTTACTGCTACAACAGGATCAGTATGAAACAGCGCAGTGCCGTAGTTGTTAGTAATCGGAAGCAACAATGCTGTTTTTCGTGCTTCTGACATAAATAAAGGTTGAATTCCCCAATTCGGGATGTCGGTGTTTGCCATTTAATTATCCTCCTTTTTAGTCTTCTTTATATAAGATGTGTGAAATCTTTCCTGCATCTTTCTTGTCAAAATCGCCTCGATATTTGTCAAAAGAAGTTTCGTAACCTTCAGCCTCTTTACCAGCAACTACCGCCTCTGTCATTGCTTTATGTTGTATAACAGGTTTTTGCCGGATTCGATTATCCAAATCAGTAGGCCGAAATGCAAGAATCATTCTTTGTAACTCAATAGCGCCATGACTCCTAAAATGAGGATCGGCTTTCTTGGAATCTTTTATACAACTTGAAGACCTCGTAACGATTTTGAAAAAGCCAGTTTCCAAAGCGTTATACATCTGAATATCGTCTTCTGGATCAAGCCAAGCATATTTGTAGTTCTCTCGATCCAGAAATGCCGGAATCTCAAATGGATTTTGATACCCAAAATCCACCTCGATAGATGCCGCATCTGGAAATTCACCGTCATACTCTCTCAAAAACCGACCAATTCTTTCATCAGTATTAGGCTCTTGTTGAATAGCAGCCATTACGTCCTGAATCAAGCTGTCCTCCCTTTTGTCTTGGTTTCCTTGTTTTCCTTGTTTTTCTTGAATGGCCATGATTAGTTTCCTTTTCATTTTTATTCGTTATTTTTTGAACAAATAAAACTCGTGCCTCCTACGGAATGAATCTTGCCATTAAATTAACGTCCTTGACTCCCAATCTCTTGGCCATTTCTAAATGTTCTTTAGTCAATTTCTTGTTTTTGCCGCCTTCCTTTATTGCCGTAGACAATCGAGTTTTGTCCATTTTGCCAGAAGATAACTTCTTTTCTTTTTCTGCGGAAAGAGTTTCTTCTTTTTTTACCAAACCTTCGCCGAGTCGTATTAGTGCATACGCAGCTAAGGCACCTGCTGGATGTTTTTCCCATCTCATATTTCTCATAACTTGGCCAATTTTGTTCTTGACAGTAGGATTTGCGGCCAGATAACCATCTCTATCTTCTGCCAATATCTGATTGGCATGACCTGCAATTTCCCGCTCCCAATTTGATTGGCTTACTTCTTCAAAGGCCTGATACTTCGCGGCCTTTGCTTTTTGGTCGGCTATGTAGTCTATTACTTCTAATAGAACTTTTGGTTTGTCACCGTTTTCAGCGATAATTTGAGCCAACTGGTCTTTGGTGAGTTGCTCTTCTTCGGTATTTACAGTCTTTGACTTTACAGGATCAACAGACTCCCGCGTCTGAGCAGACATAGCAGACATTTGCAGTATTTGATCCTGTAGTTCTTTAATGGTCGCTTTTAATTGAGCAATCTCGCTACCTTGAGTTTCAATAGAAGGTGTTTTAGATTCGGTTTCAATTTCTATTTCGTCTTGTATAGACTCGGTTTCTTCAAATTCGGTTTCTTCGGGTTCGGTTTCGATAGTATTTTCAGCGTTTTTTTCGGCAGTTTTAACAGAAGACTCATATTCAGAATCGGCATCAACAATGATTGTATCAGACATGTTTAGTTAACTCCTTTCTTGTCAATTCTTGTCACTTCTTATCAATTTTTTAATCAGGCTTTTAATTCTCCCGACATATTTCTTTTCTACAACAACTAATCTCTCCAAATTTTCTTGCTCATTGGTTTGATTATCTACAACATCAACCTCTAAATAATGAGTAATTTGATCTAACACCTGTAATTTTGCATTTAAAACAATAAACTCCTCGTGCTGAGAAATATTTAACTGCATCATTTGCCGCAAAATCTCTTCTTGTAATTCTCCGATATGGTCTAAATAATCCTCCCAATCAGGACTTTTTATTAAATTCTGTAAATTAGAGATTGTCATTTTTAGTCCTCTCTATTTGTAGAAATTTTTATTTATCAATTTTCAACAAATCAAGAATTGATTGCCCCAAATACTGCCGATCATTACGACCCAAACGTCCTTCATACCCACCAAAACCACCAATCTCATCTATCATTTTAATAGTTCGTAAATCTGGCCTATTAATAGGAGTTGCCTCTCTGATTAAGTCTTTATTATAAATAATTGCCTCTACAGGATTCTGTATCGATTGTTTTCTATATCCACTAAAAGGTTCGATCCAACCCACTTTGCCACGAGAGCTAAATAAATCATTCAATGTATTCAAACTCTGTCTCCGCTGTGCACGTGTTTCTTGCATTATACCCTTTAAAAAAGATAAATCAGGAGCTACATCTAATAAATCCAACGGCACATCATTTAAAAAAAGACGGTCTCCAAAACTACGAGCAACCTTTGGATCATTTGTCATATATAAACCGGGACCACTCCTAACGTTTCGATTTCCAAAAATAACTGGGTCAAGGACATTCATAGTTTTATATTTAGGTGTCCCGTGTAACAACTGTATATTCCCCTGTTGTTCTTGCAAGGAACCTCGAACATTTAACAACTCATTAAATAAAGCATCAAGATCACTTAACTGAGCTCTATAACTAAAATAAGGTGACTTCCCTTTTATATCTTTACTATAATTTATACCTTTACTATAATCTATACGAGGCCTAATTTGTGCCTTTTTAATAATATTTCGAGCAATCTCAGGAAATTCTTTTAACGGTTTGACGATACCAGCCGCCGGAAACATTCCCGCCAACATCCCTCCAGTTCCTGACCCAGAAATGAAATCTACCCCTTTGGGTCCAGCTTCCCGATAATCCCAAAACTGACCCTGAAGCCTCGTTGGCCAGGGACCGACATCTCCAAAGGTCTGTTTCAACTCCTGATTTGATCCAGGATCAATACCATATAGAAAACGATAGTAATCCATCATTTCTTAGCCTTTTTTTTCTGTCTCTTTTTCTTCCGGCTGAAATCGCTCTTTTCCAATTTCTTTACCTAACTGTTTTATAAAAACCTCAACATTTTCTGGAGTAAATCCTGCCTGAGCTGCTTGTTTGGCTATTTCAGGCGGCAGGCCCAACTGAGTCATTGCCTCTTCATTCTGTTTAACCATCATCCACTGCTGCACAATTTGTGCTAATTCGGGATTTATATAATATTGTGGTTCTTTTTGATATGATTCCAACACATCTTGGAGCATTGTCATAGGATTAATAAGTTGCCAGAACGGCTGCATCGTGGCCATAAAAGATTCAGTCTCTTGCCGATCAACGAATCTATTCGAAGTTAAATCACTGCCGGTTAATAGGAAAATATATTCCTCTTCTGAAGAGTATTTCGTTATCGGTTGGCCACAGATTTTAATCATGTCCTCAATAGGCATATTAGAAACGCACAGATCATGGATAATTTTAAATAAGTCCAAATACTCAATGTGAGTCTGGCCGCCACGATATTCAAATTTAACCTTGCCTTCTTGAAGAATAGCCAAAGTTCCTGTAGCAGTCGAACCCTTTTTGCCAACTATTTGAGATTCCCGGCCTTGCATAAAGTCATTGACATTTAAAGTCCTTTCAAAAAATGAAACATATTGCAGAATTAAAGGAACAAATTGATTTGGCTGAAACATCGAAAGATTAGGAAAATTTATCGCTTCGGGATTATCTATTTCAACCAAATTGCCCGGAAAGACTTCCATTCGGCTTTTTCTCAGGCCAGACATCCCTCTTTTAATAAATCCCCATGGAGTCATTGTAATGTCAGCCGAATTGATACATCTATTCCACATCGCATCAATACCTAATTGGATTCCTGCAATTAAGGTATATAACGGATAGCCCCACGAAATTCCTCTTCTTTTAAGGAATCGTATTCTTCTAAGGGGTTTGACATTCTCATCTATGACATCAATTTGTTCTCTTATTCTAAATACTTCAAATGAATGAACTTCAACCAAAACAATCAATTTTGTAATTGCACCAGTTTCGAAACTTGGATAATTTATAAAAGCCTCATAAAATTCAATTGGCCGGCGCCCAGGAACTTTATCATAATCATAACTCTGAACGCCTTCCGTTTCCTGCTGAATTGTCTTATGATGTCTGACAGAAGTTTCATACCTTGTCAAATCTTCAGGCAGAAACCAGCCGTCTTCAATAGACGCCCTTTTTCTTAAATCGTCAACCGTCATTGATCCAACGTATCGAATCACATCCGCATCTTCCCAATCTTCATCGTCTATATCATCAGCGTGCCATACAAAATCTACAGGGACTAAAGATAATTGAGGGCCGCTGGTAGAAAGTTCAATTACAGTCTTTGATAAACCATTCGGCGATGTCGGATCTGGGATCATTCGACGGGCCTTTTTGCTGCTGGTTTCCCATGAAACAAGAGGATAAATCGTGCCGTCAAGAAGTTGCTCATGAATCATTTCAGGGACTAATTTCTTCATAGGAATTCTATGGGTTAAAATGAAATTATCAAATTTAGTTATCAAAGCTGCTTCTTCAGGAGTTGAAGTTCCCAGGCATTCTTTGGCTTTGATAAGAGGTTCTCGGCCTATAACTGCCGCAGCTAATCGTGGTTCAACTTCATCGACGCCCATTGTAGTTAATGGAGTAATCATATTTGAGGCGTTTTTCCATGGGAAATTTGTAGTTTCTTGTTCTGTGTAGTAAGCTCTGCGGGAGTCTCTAACTAAATCTAAAATCTTTTTTCTGACTGGTGATCCATCAAATGCAGCATAAAGAGATTCTATATAGTTGCCCAGATCGTTTAAATACTTCTCTGCGGTTTCTTTTATTTCTTCTATTGAAGGATTCAAATCTGGAGAGAATTCTTCTGGAGAGAGTTCCTCTGGGGAAAGTTCTTCTGGAAAGAGTTCTTCTGGAAAAAATTCTCTTGGTGAATATCCTTCTGTTTCCGGTGAATATCCTTCTGGTGAATATTCTTCTGGGGAAAATTCTTCTGTTTCCGGAGAATATCCTTCCGAATCGAAAATTCTGCCAGACGGACTATTTCTTGTTAAATATTTAATAGGCATTTTATCCCTGTTTATTTTTATTTATTCCTGTTTATTCTTATTTATTCTTATTTATTCTTATTTATTCCTGTTTATTCCTGTTTATTCCTGTCCTTTTTTACTGTAGATACGACCATGAGGGCTACTTTTTTTCTTTTTAACTTTTTTAACTTCTTTAACTTTTTTAACTTCCCCGCCTACTGATTTGCCGCCACCTTTAGGGATACAAATATGGATATATCTGCCGCCCGAAAGTTTTTTTGTTCTGATTCTACCACCTTCTTTACGGCATTTCTCAAAATCGGCTGGCATTTTTCTTGACTCCTTTTATTTTATCAAATCCAATCCAATATTTTATTTATGAAATATGGCTTTGGCATTTATAACAATCCAAATTGTTTAAATTTGAAACAATTAAATGTTAGATATTTCATACCAAATACTTCATAGTATTTCATATCACACATTGGCATATCTACTATTTTCTTTTCTTCTGGCCCAATCGCCCAGATTCAACACATTTCCACCACTTCTATTTCCACTTCCATCTTCCCACTCATCCCCATCCTCATCATATGGAAACTCTTGTGGATGAAATGCCTCACATTTTTCATCTCTAATCCTACTTGCTGCATCTAACATATCATCATGAGGAGCAAATGGAAATAAACAATACTCTTCTTCTATAAACTCTTTTATTAAATCCCGGCCCGAATCAGATACATATACCTCAGGAAGATAAACCTTTCCTTCTTCAAACAGAGGAATTAATTTTCTAATCCGATCCTCTTTGGTTAATTTCCCACCCAGTTCATCTATTGTAAAATAAAATCCTTCAGTTTTCATCTTTTCAAAATGATATTCTACATCGGCCTGCATACCATACTGTTCATAGTAAACTTTTAAAATTCTTGGATGTCTAATCATCATACCCTTTAAGGCCTTCCACCTACCTAATAGATTCAACTTCTCTCTTATTACATCAACTAAAAAGTAATTTCCTAAAGGATCTAATCCCCATAACCAAAACACACTGTAGTCACTACCAGATTGTTTTTCCTTTCTTCCAGATGATGGGTCAACAAATAAATATAGATTCAAAGCTGTATCTGGTAATCTTCTATAATATCTAATCCACGATCTTTTAAACTCCTGTGCCTCTTCTGCTACAGGGTTTAATAGCATTTGACAGTTATATACATACATATTACCATCGCAGACTATTTTTTTAAATTCATCAAGTTCCGCTGGAGTCATTAACACTGGAATATTGTCTATAACCCCAACTCTTTCTCTAACCTTCCAACCTCCAGAGGCTTTCATCTTTTCGTATTGATCTGCAAAATGATACCTTGTTCCAACAACTCTTACTGATCCCCCACGGGCTTTTAAGAACTGTGACAATTTAAAACAATCATCAACCTTTTTGATCTGTTCTGGTGTAGTAACACTCTCGCGAGTTACGATATCATCATAAACTCTTATTGTATAGTGTCTTGAAGTAGGCATTCCGTCTACTAATCCCCAGGCCTCAACAGTTGCTTCAAGATATACACCCTTTCTACGAACTATAATTCCTTCATCGAGACTCCATCTTGGAGACTGGCCTGATGGGTTATTATACAACACATCAGGAAATATAGTTTTTAGTAAATCATTAGTCTCAAATGTGACCTTTATGCGATGAAGAAATGCTTTGGCTATTCCACGGGTGTGACTAAATATAGCAATTCGCTCTTCTGGATTATTTAATATCTCTTGGATTACTAATCCATATGTGAGAAAGGTGGATTTGAAGTGCTCACGTGACCACAAATCTAATGTTCTGTCGTGATCATCTTGGACTTCATTTGCCCTGTCTACTAACCATGGATGATTTATGGGTTTAACATCTAAAACAAAATATAACAGAAAAAATAAATCGGTTAGACAATATTTTCTGAGACTTGCAACCATCCCTTCTACATCATTCAAAGAGGCCAGTCTATTCAAACCATTACATACCTTAATATAATTGGTTCGATAATTGCAGCCTGGAACTGGATCAAATGATAGTATTTCAAACATCGTATTATTTTCCGTTTATTTTCTGCTTATTTTCTGCTTATTTCCCGTTTAACAATCCCAATATCCCCATAGCTGTGATATTATGATCTATCTTTATCTCAGATGTTTTATCAAGTCGAGATGTTACTTTTGTAAAAGTATCCCAATCCATATCTTTGGCATCTGCGAATATCTTATTTGGATCGGATAGTTTCGCCTCATAGAATATACTACAGATTTGCTCTCTTTGCTTTACAAGTGACACAACTCGCTGTTGGTCAAGTTGTAATAGGTTCCGGCCCTGCGATGGGGTAATACCCCTTTCTATAACCTCCACAGTATCCCCATCGTTTAAGACTAACTCGTTAAAATCCCTGGCTGAGAGTTCTTCAATTGGTTCGAGTTCTTTAATTGGTTCAAGTTCTTCAATTTGTTCAATCGGTTTCGTAAATTCTACAGATTTTATAAGATCTGTAGTCTTTCCGCCTGGGCCGGAACCCAAATCCAAGTTGTGGTTGTTGTAATTGTTGTCTAATCCCTTTTTCTCCAACCATTTACTGAGACTTCCATTCTTGACATTAGTGGAACTTCTATTGTCTGTGCCTGATGATTTTGATAGATTGTGATTATTCGATTTAGACAACTGTTTCTTGCCTCTCCCAGTTTGTTTGCTGTCTTGTTCATTCCCCTGGCCTGGGCCCTGGCCTGATCCTGATCTGTCATAACAAACCTCCTCATTTGTGGTGTTGATAGTAGTATTTTTGATATTTGAATTTTTCCTATGTCTGCCCATAGTTGTGGTATAGCATATATTTTAAAATGATGGAGTGGAGAAAAAGGTTAAAAGATTATAAATTAAAAGATTATAGATTAATTGTTTATAATTATATTGTTTAATTGATTCAAAATTTTGGTGGAGGTGAAGTGGGTGTTTTCAGTTTCGGGTTTCTATAATCGTGGGGGTCATGGTATGGGATATGATAATCAATATTTTATAATAATCAAAATCATGTAGTAATAACAATCAGAATCATGTAGTAATAATAATCAATATCATATGATAATAAAGTATAACAGTGCAGCCAAACTTTTAGCAGCAGCAGAATCCAGCAGCAGTGCGGCTAAGACGCCTTACATGCCCGTGGTAACGATCTGATAGTCAAGTCATATAGATATACGAGAAGGCACTCAGAAGGCACTCAGAAGGCATTCAAAAGGCATTCAGAAGGCATTCAGAAGGGGATTATAGACATGATGAAGGCATTCAGAAGATATGATGAGGAAGGTATGATGAGAAGACATGATGAGGGATGATTCGAAACCGAAGGCTGCGCTTCACTTTCATGATGGGAGGTAAGTTGAAGACAAATGGTCTTGACGTAATATTTTGGACTGCTGCTTGGAGGAAGGACTGCTGCTGCTGCTTGGAGGAACAAAATTTACGGCCGATTAAGGTTGAAATCTTAACCGACCGTGCGTTTTATTAACGTAATACTATCCGATAGTGGCACAGTTCTAACAGCGCATTGGTTAGCGCCATATATCTCTTCTTTGCTCGATTGATTGTATCATAATTCGCATGATCCGCGGTCACTTCGTTTAGGATCGTATCCACCAAATTATGCAGATCTTCTGCTATCCGTTCTACGTTTAACGTGATGCTTTTTTCCTTTAGCATATTTCCTCCTCCTCTTGCTC